TCCTGTACCAAGAATTTGTAGGCCCGTAGTAACGCATACGGAAGAAGTCCTCAGCCGCCAGCGTCGTCGGATCACCAAACGCAGCCGCAGCACCGTTCAGGCCGAGCGTGAACGATGTTATTTGCTGCGTTGTCGTCACCAGCACCTCCTGACCATCAGCAACGCTGGTGTTCAGCGGCAGCGTCACAGTGCCAGTCGCCAGCGTGCCAGCAGGCTGAATCAGCAGCCATGCCTGCGTGCTGTTGGTCGCCACAGTGACGTTAAAGCCAGTCCCAGGCGTCGCATACTGCACCGACATCGTAGGCGAGGCGAACGATGACTGGAAGAACGTCAGCAGCGAGCCAATGCTCATCTTGCGAGCATCGCCGTTGCTAGGCGTGTAGACCGGCAACTGATCGCCGGATGAAACCGTCGCCAGAGTCGGCAGTTGATTGATCGTAGGCATCAGTTGTACTCCAGCGGGCCTTCAGGCCCAGAGTCCACCGGGAAGTAAGGCGGACGCAAGAACGGATCGTCGTAGACGCGCCAAGGCTTGTTGCCAGCACCAGAAGGCATCGCAGCGGGAAATTGCTGCTCCATCGGCATTGTCGCACGCGCAAGCAGCGTGTTGTAAGCCATCTTTGCCGTCACCTTCGTCTCAGGCATCACTTGCTTGCCATAGGACGGAGCCAGCCTGATACCAAGATTGCAGATGATCGCTTCGTTGGCGCTGTCAGGCACCGTCGTTTCAGCGTCAATGTCACTGTCCTGCGGACTGGACGGCAGCGGATATGCCAGACGGATGCCCTTGGCGTTCCACTCGGCCATCATGGTATCCAGACGGCGCACCGCAGACTCCATCTGCTGAGGGGACAGATCAAACACATACGCCGCCAGTCCGATTTCCTCGAAGGCGGCCTCAACAAACTGGCGTTTCGTAAAAGACATTAACGCGCCCCCATTGCGGACTCGATCAATCCTAACAGTTTCCGATCCGTCGTGCGACCGTCAAACTTGATCTTCAGTTCCCGCGCCTTTTGCTCCATCTCAGCCCGAGTCGGCGGCGAGTTGTCCACAGGCTCAGGTGCTTCTGGCTTACCGTTGATCGCCTCGTCAAAACTCAGCGTCCACCCTTCTGCTTGGCGCACACTCAACTCATCCTCGTTGGTCACACCACGGTAGTCGTAAGTCGTTGAGCCTGGGCCGTGATGCGGGCCTGGGGATCGGTAAACCAGCGTCGGGAATTCAGTCATTTCTTCTTTGCAGTCTTGGCAGCGGCACGAAACGCAGCAGCAGTCGGAGCACCTTTGCTCCCAGGCTTACGCATGCGCTCCTTACTGCCAGCCTCGATGCGCTCACGTTTAGCAGCAATGTTGGCGTAAAGGCCAGGAGGTTTGGCTTTCATTTCTTCCTCGGCGCTTTGCTAGGCTTTCCTGCTTTCATGGCGGCAGTGCGTGCCGTACTCAGAGCAATCGCCACCGCTTGCTTCTGCGGTTTGCCAGCCTTCATCTCTTTCGAAATGTTCGAGGAGATGGACTTCTGCGAGTAACCTTTTTTCAGCGGCATCTTGCACCCCTTAAATCAGACAGGGGCCGAAGCCCCTGCCTGTACTACCAGTCTGCGATCAGGTCTGCGAGAACAGAATAATCCCGGACATCTCGGGCTGTTTGTTCACCACACCAAACAAGGTATCGAGACGATACTTGGTTTTCATGGTGTTGATGTCGTAGAACTTCTGCATCACCAGTTCGATGCCCTGATCCGTAGCAGCACGCATCACAGCCACGCCAGCATCAGCAGGCACAGCGTAACGGCCAGGCAGGATCTCCAGCGAGTCTTTCTGCCAAAACGGGTTCAGGTAGGCAGCGGCAGTGTTCAGAAACACGATGTTAGCCGTAGCAGCAGGCGTAACGATCACGTTCTGATACTGAGCCTCAGCATCGGTCGCGCCCTGATCGGAGATGATCGGAGGCGAAATCACCATCGTGGTGGAGTTGGTCACGCTGATTACCCGGAAGGTTTTCAGCACGCCAGTGTCACCTTTGGTGATGTGATGGCAGGCGTTGACGCCAGAGATCGTGAAGCAGTCGCCAGCGGCCACGTTGGTGGTCGAGGAGACGGTCACGGTCTGATAGCGGTTGTCAACGTTGATCTGACCACCAACAGCGGTGCTGGTCGCACGAGGAGTGAAGTAGTTGTTTGCAGCGGTGCGGGTATCAATGGTGATGCCCGAGCCAGCAGCGGCAGCCTTGCGATTGGCGTAGTCCAGTTTGAAGGTGTCGAACGAAGCGACCATGCCGACATAGGCACGCTCGTAGGCCGAATCCGACTTCTGGTTGCCAAACGAACGCGACAGAGCCGACAGGTTGTTCGCCATGCCGTTGTAGTCGCGGGTGCTCAGAGCCAGATAGCGGTCATAAGACGGCACGCCCTGCTCGTTCATGATGGCGTCGCACTGAGCGACATCATCAAAACCCGAGGCAGCAGCGGTACGCTTGACGACCAGAGTGCCCTGGGTGGCAGCAACGTTCATGATGGCAACGTTGATGTCCGAGGCCAGTTTCTGCTTGGCGGCATCGCCCAGGCGACCCTCTTGCAGCGCATCACGCAGTTCCAGCGCGTTCAGCGTCCAAGGCACAGACTTGCTGAAACCGATGGTCGCAGGCACGGCCAACTGAGTCATATCCTTGTAGGACGAGGAGATGTCAGTGCCAGGAGCGGCAGTGATCGACTCAGCGATGTAGGGCTGCGGACGCCAGATGACGTTGTTGGTGCGCTCCATCATCGTCTGATCGGTGTTGTAGATCGAGACGTTGCGCGACAGCACCAGCGCATCCTGGAAGCCTTCCAGAATGTTCTCGAAAGCGACGCGCTCTTCTTTGTTAAATGCGTTTGCCATGATTTACCTCATTTCTGTTTGAGTTTCTGCTGCTGCTTGTACTTAAAGACCTTGGTGTAGTCACCGGACTTCTCAGCCTCAGCACGCAGCCGGTCGAGTGTTGAATCAACCGCGCCAGAAACGCCTGCGTTACCCTGCACGACTTTCTCAGGCGGCGGTGCCGCTTTGCGTTGCGTAACCTTCAAATCTTTCTCCAGTTTCGCTACCGCAAAAGCGAATTTCACAGGATCTTTGATTGAGCCGAGTTCAGCGGCCTTCTTGGGGTTCTTGCCAAGTGCGTAGACCAACAGTGCAGGATTCTCTGCACCCTGAAGCACGATTCCCTGCTGCGTGATGTCCAATGCTTGCTGAGTGACTTCTTCAGCATCATCAAAATCGCGCACCTTGAGCGAGGCTTTCGCCTTGCCGTAGGAATCCAGTTTTGCCTGCCATTGCCGCTGTTGCTGCTCCTCAGCGAGTCTGGCCTGCGCTGCCACTTCATCCGCTTTTCGCTTGCGCTCGTACCACTCTGCCAACGAAGTCTCAAACTTCTCGGCGTCGTAGTCGTGATCCTCCAGCGTCGGCTTCTTACCCAGCGGCTGCACTACAGGCGCTTGGGTTGTCAGTTTGGCTTCAAGCTCACGATTCTTGCGCTGCAACTCGCGGTGTGATTTCCGCAACTCGCGCACCCAATCAGGTGCCCGCGTTTCCTCTTGAGGTGGCGACTCCTCACCGATGGAAACAACCACTTCAGACTCATCAGGCTCATCTTGCTGTTGCTCAGGTTCTTGCTCATCCTGCTCAAGCACCTGCTCAACCTCTTGCTGCTCCTGCGGTTCTTCCGTGACGATTTCCTCAATATCTGCCGTTTCGCTCATGCTGATCCCATCAAACTCGCCACATTAGGGCTGGCGGTTGCCTCAATGACGCATCTCGCGTCAAATTCCTGCACCAGCATCAACAGGTCAATTGCGTCCTGCTCATCCTGGATAAATTCTTGTAGCACCTTCGTGGCATCACGAAGGTCTGTGGACAACTGTTGCGAATTATTGTACCGCGCTTCGAGTTTTGCAAACTCTTTTTGCAGCGCAACGATTTCGTCAATCTCGTCCTGGAAGTCTGCCTCCACAAAACGCTCAATGCGTTTTGCGATCTTCTTGGCAACTTTGTTCTTGGACTGAGCCAGCGTCTGTTGAGCCTGGCGCTGCTGAATCGACAGTTCAAGCCTGCGGCGCTCTGTGGCCCAGCCGCCTTTTGCTGTCGCTCCACCACCAGCGCCGAGGATTGTGACCCCAAAGAACTGGTTCTGATTGACGAACAGATCCGGGAAAACGGTCTGCGGCGCAACCTGAGTAACGATTGGGCCGTAGAAGATTTGCTGATTCGTGTACAGCCCAGGCTCAAGAAACTGCTGCCTGATGACTGTCGGGCCATAGAATGTCTGCGTGTTGATGTACAGACTCGGAGAAAGAGTCTGTGGCGCAGGCCCAAGCGTGACGGTCGGCCCGTAGAACGTCTGCTGGTTCGTGTACAGCGACGGACTGAGTGTGACCGTCGAGGTAACAGTCGGACTGTAAAAAGTCTGATTGTTGGTATAAAGGCTCGGGGTGAGCGTCTGCCCAGTCGATTCTGTCTCAACGACAAACCCGTAACCCGGAATCAGCCGTCCGGCTGTCGTTGTCTCAACGACAAACCCATCTCCTGGAATCAGACGGCCTGTAGCCATATCAGGCGACCGTCACACCCAGCAGGTCAACATAGACCACCTTTGACGGTGCGGCAAAGCAGACCTTGAACAACAGATATCCAGCCTCTTGCGCCGTGAAGGTACACTCCATCTTACCCTTGACAGGCGTCGTCATGCCGGTCGTCGTCCACGTTGCCGACGATGATGGCTGATCGGCGGGCGTGCTCAGTACGTTTGCAGCACGGTCGTCAAGATCAATCAAAGCCAGCGGGAAACCGCTTGTGCCCTGATACTGCAACTCAACCCACAACTCTGCATTGGTGTAGGCAAAACTAGTCCCGCTGCCTTGTCCGGCTGCCGTGCTTGTATCGTGAATGAACTCAATCGTCAGCGTTTGAGATGTGCCCACAACGCTGTTGTATCGAGCGCCCTCAACGGTCAGCGTCGAATACGGAAATTTAGTGTTTGCGCTGGTGTCCAGTCGTAGAGAAGTCTCTCCACCACCAGTCCTGACAATAGTTGTCTCATCGACAACCGTGCCAGTGTACGAACCGAGCGCCACGTTGTACTGTGTATCGCCAGAGTCGCAGTTTTCCATCCGAATGGAAACACCACCTGGACCGGAATAAGTGCCAGTCGTCAGTGCGGTGCCGGATGGTAGTTTGCAGTTCCTCAGCAAAATATCATAGATTGACAGCCAAGCGACACTGACAAGATTCGACCAAGACTCACCCGATAAATCGCTTGCTTCAATAAGAAAATTACCCGAACCAGGACGATTTTGAATCAGGGTTGTTGGGGCAGATCCAGCAGAGTCAAAAGAAATGTTTTGCGCTCTCACTCTGGCATTGCCACAAATAAACCCCTGACTAGTGGACCCAAACCTGAATGAAGTGTCTTTGAAGTCCAGCAAGTTATCTTGACTGGTAGCGCCTCTGACTGATCCGAGGTTATACCCAACGCCAGCAGTGGTTGAGGCTGTGCGTAGTTGGAAAACGCAATTTTCAAAGTACAGCGCAGCAGACGCGCCATTCGCCACAGCAAGAGAAATCAAAGAGGCTGGGTTATTAGTTGTTGCTCCGTAAATTGACAACCCATAAAAGTAGGCAAATCCGTTGATCGTAAACGTCGCACTGCCAGCGCCAATTGCCTCAATCGCGCCCGTTGCCAGTCCACTGTTACCAGATGCACCAGATGGAGTTACAACAAGAACCCGTAAGCCAGGGGAAGTCGGACAAGTGAATGTTTTTGCTGTTGTCTGCGAGGCGTTGTGCGTGTTGGCAACGTAGATCGTGTCTGCGTTGGTTGAAGCAGTAATCGCAGCAGCAAGCGTCGTGTACGCATTGGCCCAGTTTGTGCCATTTGCTGCCCCTGTGGCTGCGCTGTCAACAAAAATGTCAGCCATCTGTTGTCAACCCCGCAATCTGTCGATTGATCTCAATGACTCGCGCATCCATGTTCGCTTGAGCCTGAACATCTCCCTGCCCAGCAGGCAACTTGTAAAGGCACGTTTGTGTTGCGCCATTGGAGTCCACATAAGACTCCTTGACCCACCGCGAGCCGTCCTGCTGCTCATGGCCGTCAATGACGTATGACGCAGAAACGATCTGGTTCACAGTTGGAAGATTCCGCTGGCGTTCCAGGAGACGGTCACATCACCACCGTTGGTGGACAGCGGGAACCCCGTCACCCCAGTGTCGATAAACGCCACAAGTCTTGAGGTACCAGGCGTGCCGGTGTCGATGTAGATGATCAGCGCAGTCACAGTGCTACCACTAGGCACTGCGGTGTAGGTCACGTTGTCGCCGTCAAACAGGCCGTCAGTGACGGTTGTGTTGGCAATCGTCTGCGGCGTGCCGACCGTTGAGGCGCTGACATCATCGTAGAAGTCATGCGCCGAGTTGTACGCAGCGGTACTAAGCGCGACCTTAACGGTGCCATCGTTCAGATCAACGTCTGCTGACGCATCGAGCAACGCCTGCTTGTACTTGGGATAAATGGCATTTGCCATGTTGACTCACCTATTGGGTTTCGATGCCGACGATCTTGCCGTTCTCACGGATGACCCGTTTCGGACGCTTGATTGCCTCGATAGCCTTCTCGGACGCTTCCTTGCTGCTGTCAGAGAGCATTTTCACAGAATCCTCAAAGTTCTTAAAACTTTCGACCAGACCCTGCACCACTTCCTGCACATCCTTGACCGTTTCGGTAACGTTTTCCCGAAGATCGGCAATCGCACTCTGCGCATCAATTTGACTCTGCGTCTCGACTTCAGCCTTAACCGACTCCTGCTCCATCTGGCGCAGTTTCATCAGTTTCTCAGCCATCTCGATGCGCATCTTCTCGATTTCAAACTCGCGCTTGACCGCCTCATACTCATCAACGGGAGACGCGGCAGGCGTAGTGGCTGCACCTGTCGATGCCCCACCCGATTGACCAACACTCTCAAGAGTTTTGATGGTCTTGGCTTGAGTTTCCTCAGTCTTAGCCATCGTAAGCACGGCGTCAGCGCGAGACTTCTCAGCGTCGGCCATAGCCTTCTCGGCAGCAGCTTGAACAAACACGGCGTTCGGATCAGGTTGTGCGTTGGCAGCAGCTTCCTGCATCCGCTTCATATCTTCCTCGGTCGGGTCAATCACACCCATCTCGACCAGCTTCTTACGGAAGAACTCCTGCGCATCCGACAGCCCCTCACCCTCCATGTTCGTGATGATCATGGCCTGCAAGACAGCCTGCGTCTGCGGATCTTGAGTAATAGCGACCAAGTTGGTCAGTGACTGCACGATCGCCTGACGCTGACTACGGAACGATGGGCCGACATTGACGGCAACATCAAGGTGAGCATTAGACAAGTCACCCTCGTAAACCATCGCGCCTGTATCGTCGATCGTGGGCTTCATGAGTTCGATCATCTCGACCTCACCCTGCTCGGCGATGCCCTTCATCCGGCGCTTGTCCTCAACGTAAACGTCCTGCGCCATCGAGAGCCAAATCTCACCGCAACGCCGGATCGCCTTCGCCATGTTGGAGATGTAGATGTAACTCTGCATGTCCAGGCGCTGCTGCACCATCTCGACGGCTTTACCCGAGATGTTGCTAACAATCTTGTCACCCTGCTCCTGGTTACCAAGAACGTCCCGGATGTCCTGCTCGGTGATCTGAAGCAGCCCCGCCAGCGCAGGAGGCACCGCTGCACTCTTGGTGTAGGCCACCGGCCCACCGACCTGGGTGCTACCGTCCGCAGCCGTGATCGGGTTGATCAGCAGATACGGGTAGTTCTTGATGTTGTCCTCTGACCACATCACCTGATGCCCCGCAACCTGCTCGGGAGTCAAAATCGGCTTCTCAACGCTGGATAGCGCACTGATTTCAGCCAACTTCGACAACTGCATGTTCTTCAGACGCTGGGCGTCTTTGGCAAGCCTAACGTGCCCGGAACAACGCTCGACGTTATCCACAAACCAACGTTTACCGTAGAACGGCACGATGGGGATATTTTTACCAGCGATGTACCCGCAGTCCTCAAGTACCTTACCACCACTCATGATGTACTTGTGGATTTTGCGCCTGGTAATTTTGCGCTCGCGTACCTTGACAGTACCGACTGCGTTCAAAAGCTCGGCAGTCTCACCATCAAGCTCGCTATCGAGGTACTTCTCCTCTTGCCCGTCGATGGTTTGGAAAATGTGAAGCGTTTCCTTCACACTCTCAACGCGATACATTTCCGCCACAAACACAACATCGGGCGTACACCAGTCAAACTCGTACTGATGAACCACCTTGGGCCAAGTCGTCGGGTCATCGTTCCATTCACTGATGTACGATTCCCGAGTCATTGAACTCAGTACAAAACAGTATTTTGCATCCGACTTGTCCTGACGCTTGGCGTTTAGGTCGAAGTACACACTTGAGTCAGCATCGAAAATCGGTTCGATCTTGATGCGCTGATACTCGTTGTCTGGATCTTCCTCGTCCTCGTACTCAGTACGCAGACGCCACGCGCCAAACCCACCTCCGACACCCTCCTCGAAGGCGTTGTCATACGCTTCTTCAGCGCAAGAGTCCTGCTCATCGGCGCGATACAGCTTGTCGCAGATGTCCGAGATGGTCTTGTTTTTACTGCCGTCTTTGTCGATGAAGTCAACAGTGATACGGTTATTGCGATACTCGCTGAAGATCCGCTGCACGGCCAGCGCGATCTTGTTGACCTCTAGGCGCGGCTTATTCTCGTACTGATACCACAGCGGCCCTTCCCACTGAGCACCGGCGAGGCTATAGAACCGACGGTCTTGCAGGCACTGCAAGCGTTCATCGCGCAGCGCAGATTGAATCTTGTCGAACTGCGCGAGTGCTTCCGCGTGCAGATTCGTCAATCTTTCGCTATTAGAAATTCGTGCCATATTGGGCCTTTTGCGGTGCCGCGTTCCAGTAGTTAACCACCGGCGTAGCGTAATGCGACGGCATTGTGGCACCGTAACCCGGTGCTGCCAAGTGACCCATCATATCCGTTGCGATGGGAAACGCAAAGGTCACAGCAATTGCATCGGCTGCGTCGGGCGAGGCCAGCCCCCTGGACTTCATCTCTTTCTTACTCTCCAGGAAGATTGCCCCCGCGCTGTTCGGCTTGACCCGTGGCCCGGTCAGATCATCACGCAGCGTCTTGTCCTCGGGCAGCGAGGCGGTCAGCAGCCACTCCTTGAGCGCACCCCATATCTCAGCCCGCTTGTTCCCATACATCACGGGTCTACTTGACCGCCACGCGAAGTTCACCCCTCTGACCTTGTAACGCTGCTCTTTGAGACGGTCAAGTACACCAGCGCCCAGCCCACCCTCGTCGATGACGGTCAGTGCTGGCCGGTACTCGTCGATCGCACGGATAACGTGCCCGACGACCGTCATAGTGTCGTCGCCCTGGTACCGCCGCAGCGCGAGCAGTGTGCGCCCCTGACGTACCGCGATCACGGTGCTATCGGTGCCGCTGCGTGCCGGGTCAACACCGATGACGATCGGCGCAGACGGGTCTTTGACCGGCTCACGGCGCATGGCCTCGTCTACTCGAGTCAAGTCGATGAACTGGTCGTCCCCGGTTGTCGGAAACTGACCGTAGACCTCTACGCGAGCCTCCCGACTGTCCTCGCCGTGCTCGGCGATGATCTGGTCATAAATCCCCTTGTCCGTCCCCTCGACCGAGCGACTGTCGATCTGCCGGGTGTGCCAGAACTCACGGCGCGAGTGGAAACACTCATAGAAGTACCCGCTCGGGCGGCGCGGGTTACTAAACGCGAACCAGTACCGATCGACGATCGGCTCGGTAAAGAACCCCGAGGCAACTGACCAGATACTGTCCGGGATGCCGCTGGCCTCGTCGAAGATGACCATCATGCCGTCGTGATTGTGCACCCCGGCATAGGCGTCCGGGTTCTCCTCGCTCCACAGCTTCCCCTCAGCACCCCAGTACCGGGTGCCCTTCTGAAGATCCCTCTCGACCAGTGCGGTCAGCCACGCTGCGGGGATGAGCTTCGTAGCACTGACCTCCCACCAGTGGGCGTTGATGGTCATGGTGGCCCACTTAGTCAACTCACCCCAAGTGACCGACCGAAGCTGTGGCTCGCTGTTGGCACTCACGATGACAGACGAGCCGATCCGAGTGGTCAGCATCCAAAGGATTAGCCAACTGACCAGTGCGCTCTTACCGATCCCCCGGCCTGACGAGACGGCTTCACGCAGCGCCTTTAGATTAAGTGGCGCAGACCTGTTGGCTCTGATGTGCGCCGCGATGTCACGCAACACCTCACGCTGCCATCTGCGCGGCCCGCTGAAGTGTTCGAGGGGTGTGTTCTTCTGCCCCCACGGAAACGCAAACATGACAAACGTCTCCGGGTCATCGGCGATGTGCGATGACCACATCTGGGTCATCAGCAGCTCCTCCTCCTCGGCGCTGTAGCGCGGACGCTGTGCAGGCACGGTCAGCCCTCGTCGTTGGGTAGGGCAGGGTAGGGGGCGTCATCGACCATATCGAGTGTGATCCGCGCCTGCGCTGCCTCCAGCGCCGACAGGACACTGATCGACTGGTTGATCTCAACCTGCTTGGTGTCGCCGTATGTCTTACGGTTGTCGGCACCCATGAGCCACTTATAAGTGTCGATCTTGAGTTTGCTGCGCTGCACATCCTCCAGATCATCACCCTCGGCGATCTCGATGACGCGCCCTGCCCACCACTCCGTCCTGAGTTCCTTGGCTTCCTTGTAACGCTCCAGGCGCTGCGGATCCTTTTTGATCCACGAATAAAAAGCACTGTAGTCAACGGGGCGTACGTCATCGGCCACGATTGACTTGAGCGTTCGGCCCTTGACGACCTCATCGAGGACTCGCTCAAACATGGCGTTGAACGTTGCCTCTTGAAGCTCTCTGGTCAACTTGCGACGTTTTGACTGATCAACGATAGGTTGGTCAGACGAGGGAGTGAGCCAGTCTGGTAATGACGACTGCACGACTGAAGGAGTATGGGCAATGCTCATAGTTCGAGTTTAAGAGGAAGGGGGTAGATGGTGCAAGGGGAGAGTGATAGGGGTAGATGGTGCAATGCGTTTAAGGGTTTAAGGGTTTACAGAAAAAATGAAAAATTTGATGCGGGGTATGCGTTTTCGTTACCTGCGCCGCTCGCGTCGATGGGGCACCCCTACACCCCCGCCCCCAGGGCGACAGCGCACCCATAGGCGCAGCGTATCTAGCACCCTGCGCCCATTGGCGCAGCGCATCGGGGTGCATCGGGTGCGATGGCGCAGTGTGTACGCATGAGACGGGGGAACAATGGCGCAGTGTGTCCGGGGGAACGGGTGCGACAGGGTGACTTTTGACTGACAGAAAAACCCGTTCGAGTCATCTTTTTTTAAAACATGGACAAAACCACCCCCCGCATCCCGAGTCACAGTGTCGCAGGCAATCGTAAGACAATCTACCCCGATCACCATAGATACACTGACACAATCAATTCACAATAATCGTATTGACACACTGCGCCTAGTACCCTACGATTCATCCATGCGCTGCACAACGCAGCGCGCTAACCCTGGAGACCACCATGCGCCCCGACAATCACTTACTGAAACACCTCGAAAACACCCGCCCCGAGGGGCGCACCGATATCGCTGTGTGCGTTGCACTCGGTGCGCTGCTCGGTCTGATCTTCGCTGCGTTTATCTAACCCCACCCTGGAGACTAACGTCATGCCCGCCTACCATTTCATCCCTGAATCAGGAAACCGGAAAACCGGTCCTATCCCCGTCGTTTATTCCGAGCGCGATACATGCCCGCCCAGCTGCCCGCACTATCGGGCAGACTGCTATGCCGAAGACTTCTATACCCGCATGACGTGGGATAAGGTGCCCGCCCGTGGTGGTTCGATCGATGCGCTCTGCGCTAGCGTCCAGGCTCTGCCCGCCGGGCAGCTGTGGCGCTTCAATGTCGCTGGTGATCTCCCTGGCTCGGGTGAATCAGTCGATCCGGTCGCGCTCGGGCATATTGTCCATGCGAACATTGGCAAGCGCGGATTCACCTACACCCATAAGAAAAGCGCGGACGCGATCAAATGGGCGCGCCATGCGATCGACTGGGGCTTTACCGTCAATCTATCGGCCGACGATGCTGGAGAGGCTGATACCCTGGCCGATACCGGCTTGCCCGTGACCGCCATCGTGCCGATCGACTGCCCCGAGAAAACCTACACGCCCGCCGGCCGGACGATCATCGTTTGCCCAGCGCAGACTCGCGATGAGATCACATGTGCCGATTGTGGGCTGTGCGCTCGCGCTGATCGTCGCGTGATCATCGGATTCCGTGCGCATGGCACGCGTGCCCGCGTGACCGATGCGAAAGCCCGTCGCGTTGTTCCTATTCTGAAAGGGTAATCATGAAATACGTCATCGAATTTGGCGTGCGCGGTGGCGCGCACACGGAAAACCTAATCGTCCCCACGCAAAAGCTCGCGCAGGAAATTGCGCGCAAGCTCGTGCTCGCGTTTACTAACGATCCGCATCACCCTGCGGCCGCTCCGATTGTGTGGCATTTCCCGCGATCATGCCCACGTCAAACGTGGCAAAGTCCCACGCACTACGTCAGCGTGAGCAAGCTCGACGGGGTAATGCGTGGCCCCGCATCGGCGACCCTTTGGCGCAAGCCTACCGGGCCGGAAATGCTCTCCGAGCATGTCATCCCCTACAGCTCATGAAAGGTCGAAAAATGATCACCATTAATCGCGTATTTGCAACCTATGATGACGAAGGGGAATTGATCGACGATTGGTCAGACACCGAGCACCTATCGTTTCGAGAGCTAGTCGACGCCATCCGGTACGGGGTGCCATCGTGCTACCCCGCTCGGGGTGAACCCTTCGAATGGGTCACAGTCTCCAGCGAGCCAGACTATCAGACTGGGGGCCTAGTGGAGGAATCGGTTCATTATGTCATCACGCAGCCGGATCGACACGCCCGATACTGGCACCTTGCGTTTCGCGCTGCGGGGGTGATCAAGTGATCCTCGCGCTACTCGCTGCCCTAGTGGCAGCGCTGATCCTGTATTTCATGGGGTTCAACGATGACCGATAAACCCTCACCCGGACGCCCCAGGGTGCGCCCGATACAAAGCACCCCCACGGGTGAACGTATCGCAGCACTACAGGCCCGTCTCGGGCTGTCCACGGCTCACGCTGCACGGTACCTCGGGGTATCGGTTAGTACCTATCGCTCATGGGTAGACGGGCAGCGTGAGCCGGGGGCTGTCCTGACTCGCCTGCTCGATGTCCTGGGGGCGCTCGAAGTCATGGCCCCGGAGATACACTCGCAGCTAATCGAGAGTGCTCGCTGATCGTCAACCCTGTAGACAACAAGGGGGCCAGATGGCCCCCTTTTTTTATGCGCTCATGCGCTCATCGTCCCAGGACGGATCGTATCCTGGCACGATGCGCCTCTCGATCCCTGCGATCCGTCGGCGCTCATCTTCCTGGAACTGTCGGGCCTTGATAATCTCCTTGCGCTGTCGGGGGAACGCCTGATTCAGTTTCGGATTCAGTGCCCACTCTGCCCGGTGGCGCACCTCGCCCGATCCATCGTCGGTTCTGATCGCCCACCCGGCTTCGACTAGCAGACCCATCGCATCGATGATCATTCTGTCCTGTAGGTAAGGGTTGCCGATGCGCTCCATCGGACGTCTCGCTCCCCGTTTAATCTCGGACAGGGTGACAGTCTGTTTCCCCTCGCCACAGTGATACAGGATCCACTGCTGCACCCATCGATCGAACGATGCGCCCCCAGTCATCTCGCCGACGAGATACCTCCAGGCGGGCATGATGTACTCTCGCACTAGACTGATCGCACGTTGCAGGGTCTGCGCTGATACGGTCGGACTGAAGGGGGCCTCGATCGCGTGGAACAGCAGGGCCAGACGAGCCGTTGTCCCCTCCAGCTTACCAAAGGCGGTCAGTAGCACACTGTCGGCCTCTAAGAGCACCTCGGACAGCTTCGCCCGCTCATACCACGCCTGATAGTCGCGGAACAGGCGCAGCGCATCGTCGGACAGCGTATAGGTCTGCGCGGGTAGGGCGTACACCAGACGCACAGTCTGCTCCCATCGGGTAGCACCCCCGGACAGATCCGGCTCCCCCCGTTTAGACAATCGGGGGTTCAGGATGCCCGGTATGAACCGCTGGAGCAGACCATCGGTGGCGAGCGCCTCAAGGGCTGCACTCAGCACCTTGGGCTGCGTGTTACCGTAGATTGAGACTCCGAAGTTCTCGGCAATGATCGTGCCCGCACCTACTCGATCCATCTCATACCGTCGGGCCTCATAGGACTGCACCCACGATGAGCGATCCTCGATCGACTGGGTGCTCGATAATTTTTTGAAGAACGAAGCCATCTCGTCGAGGTAACAGAGCAGCCCCCTCGGGTGCGCGGCACACATGCGCACCAGCTTCTGACTGGAGGTGTCCGACACCTTCAGGCGCAGCGGCTGCGGCTGATCGGGCAGATCCGGCACATGGGGCAGCGGTGCGCCCAGCAGCGCGTCGGGTGAGGCGCTCACTTCGAGGAAATGTTTCTTTGCCGCAGTGTATGCGGCCTCGCGGCCCTCCCAGTCGAGCAGGCGCTGCTTGTAGTGCGGCAGATCCTCGCGCTCCAGGGCGTGCAGCGGCTCGACCATCGGGGCAGAGCCTGGGGACTTCTTGTCGGCAGGCGAGCCGATCGTCATACACCAGACAACAGGCGGCACCTGATAACCGGGCATCAGTTCGAGCCTAGAGCGGACGTCCATCGCACCGGCGACGGTACACAGCCCCGCCAGCAGGGGCACCAGGGGGTCACAGCCGACGTGATCGGCGATCTCCTGCGCTCGCTGCGCCAGCGGTGCAGGCCAGTGCTCCAGATTGATCACGGGGATGGGCACCCGACCATCCTCGATCAGCACCTCGGGCGCTCGCATCGGATTCGCACTGAACAGGGCAGAGACGTCCGGGGCGGGCTTGACCCACCCATGAGCGCGGGCCAGATGGTACAGCGTGCCCAGCTTGACCCTGTTACCCTTGTCGATACGGAACGATCGCCACTGCACGGCGATCTCGCGCTCGCCTGGGTACTTAGCCGCTGATCGGGCGCTCCATCGGTTCCAGACCTCCAGACCCTTGTCCATCGAGTCAGTGTGCGCTGCGGCCCAGTGCAGGGCCATGCCGACGTTCACCCAGTCATCGCGTGAGCAGTCGGCGGGGATCGCCAGCAGAGCCGACTCGATCTCCTCCCAGTTGACCGTGATCGGCTCGTCGGTCGGCGTGGGTTTGGCAGGCTCGATCGTGGTCAGCAGGGTCTGCCAGTGATCCAGCAGCGCCGCAGGCAGCAGGGGCAGCCGTGTCCAGTGGCCGTTGCCTGCCCAGCGGTAGGGCTGCTGCGTCTGCGGGTGTATGGTGGGCGGCAGCACATCCTGCACCGTCAGACCGTCAGCCGTCGAGCAGCGTAGCTCATAGACTACAGTGCTGCCCACCTTGACCCGTTTGGACGGCAGCGCCAGCCCCATCGGCATCGCGTAGAGCAGCTTCCCATGCCCAGGACGCCCACTGTCAATGACCACGGCGTCGGGGGCCAGATAAAGCGCGGACAGGTCGATGCCGTGTTGCGCGAGCGCCGCCGCCGTCATGTCCCAGTTGTCGATGTCCAGGGCCATCGTGCCGCTGTAGGCGTGGGCCAGGCCGATCCCGTAGCCTGCGGGCAGATCGGACTGCGAGCGCAGGGCAGCACCTCGATGCTGCCAGCCAGCGTCCAGCGGCCCCTTGCGTCCAGGTGGGATGGGCACCAAGGCGAAGCCGTGGCGGATGTAAGCGTCGATGGAAGCAGGGTGTGGTTGCACGGCCATTGGATCGTCTCAAGAAGTGAACGCCTGGGTTTAACGTCCCCAGGCTCGACGGTCAGATCAGGACAAAGGAGACGCAGCCCCTCTGACTGCTTCCGTTAACGCACGGTGAGCTTGCGGGCCAAGCATCAAAACCATGACGCTGCGACATCGCGTCGCGCTGTGGACTTCTTTAGCAGGTGGACGCGTTCTTCTTGTTTAACCTTGCGTCGCAGCGCGTTGCGCCTCTCGTACCGTTCTTCTTTAGTCTGCACCGCCGGTCGAGGAGCGTCAACTGACCCCAGACCCCACAACTTCGCAGGCGATGAGCCTGTGTATTTCCAGGCAGAGATGCAGACGATACCCTCGGCCCTCATGCGTGTGATGGCGACCATGAGCGTAGAGCGGGCAGCGCGTAGCTCCCAGCACAACTCATCAGTGGTGTGTGGCCTTTTCTTCAACAGGCGCAGGATACGGTCGTTCATTCCAGAACCTCCCTGCCGTCTAGTCGTGCTTTGATTTCCTCGATCATTGCAGCGTCTCTCAGTTTCGATGGGTTAGTTTTCGCCATGACGCGCAGGGCGATGGCGCAGAAGGTCTCAATCTGTGCCCACTCATCCTCCAAGTCAGGATCAAGCCGGTCACGCACAGCAGTCAGCGCTGCCAGCAGATCCTTCTTCATGGCCTCGATGTTGGATCTCAATGAACAGTCTCCGTGACAACTTTGTAGTCTTTGAACACTACACCCCGGCTCGCATCGCCGACCTTGCAGGCTTTTACCCAGACCTGCTTGCCGTGACAGTTGCGCCAGTGGCCGCGACGATCATGCAGCCTGGGACTGGCATGGGTGCCACCTTGCGGCGCGTTTTTGGCCTGCTTGGGGCCGATCTCGACGGTGTGCCAGTCGAAGCTAATCGGACTCTTGCCCTTTGCGGCTCGCTTGCGGTTGACGAATGAATTGGTCGGGATCGGTTTGTAGGCGGTCTGCGATTGCTCGGCCAGTTTCAACAGGACGGCGCAGACCATGCGGAACACAGGCCGCACATCTTCCTGCGTAATGGCGCGATCCTTCCGGTAGTACCGAATGCCCTCATCGGTCAGCAGGTAGGCGAACGGCTCCATGTATTTGCCATGCCACATCGATGCGCCACCGACCGCAACCGAATCCGAGCCTTGCGTCAGCCACAGGGCAAAGTCTTTGCCAGACTGGTCAAGGCCTACGATACCGGTGCGCGGAAATGGCAGGTTCAACACGATGTCATTGGCGACTGTGCCGCCTTGCCACCGCTCCATCTGGCCGACATCGAACCACATTGCGGTCTCAGGCTCCGGGGCCATGCGGACGGCTTTCTGGATTAGGGGTGTCATTTCAGTAACATCCTTGCAAACTTGAACGGTTGCTCGCCTGACTGATGCCAGAGGACGGAGATGTCCTCGTCGGTCAATGGCTCTGCCAGCGCGTTTCCCAAATTCATCATCAGGCTTGCCATCCTGACGCTTCCGGGATCTGTGCGCCATTCATCCAGCGCCTGCTGGGCGGCTTGCTGTAGCTCGGTCATGTCAGATCCCTTCCTTCTTCGTATTCTTCTCGCTTGTCCATCGAGTGATGCACCCAGACATCATCAACAGCATCCTCAGTCGGTTTACACCAGCAATCTTTGCTGGCCTCGTGCTCGCGCAGATCGTTGAGTGGGACAACATGTATGACATTGACATCAGTGCGAAAGGTTTTGGTGCCCTTCATTTCTCTCCCCTTGCGCGGATGGAGCCTGCAATACCGCCACCTGTTTGAAATGTTTTGTCAAAAATCTCCACTGCCTTCGCACACGCCTCACGCTCGTTCTCGGCGACAAGGGCGGCGAAGCGTTCAAGTGTGTCTGTATGCAAGGGCCACCAAGTTGTGCCACCCCCAGCCTCCCGCGCCATGCGGATGATGTCGTCTCTGTTCACTCCTCGCTCCTCTTTTCAGTCACATCAACTTCGTTGATCTCAACCGTCCACCATCTAGCACCGCATGCGCACTGCCTGCGCCTGCGTAGCCAGAAGCCATTCGGGTGTGGCCTGGTGTCCAGCACCTTGGAATCCTGTTCGTTGCACTCAAGACAGTTCATGGCGCTTTGACGAAGGTTCCATCAGGCATCAGCCAGCCTTTGCGATCCTTAATCTCGTCATAGGCTCCGGCCAGGCACTTCACCATGTCCATGTTTCTCAAGGCGCAGTAATTGATCAGGCAAACGAGGATGTCTCCCACAGCATCCTCGGATGCTTTGCGATCCTTCTTACCCTCGGCATCGCACAACTCGCCCATCTCGCTCACAGCCTTGAGCAACTGACTCACAGGCGTTGCGTTGGGGATGATCCGGCGCTCCTGCGACCAGTACAGCACCTTGCGCTCAAGTTCTTCAAAATTCATCGCTCGTTCCACCTTGTCAGCTTGTCTGATTCACGTTTACGGTCAATTTCGCTCTTGTTTTCCAAGTCAATCTGGTCGATCAGCTTCTCAAACTCTCTGCACTGTCGGCACTTCAGGCAGCGCGTGTCGCAGTGTCGATAAATCTTTGTGTTCAGTGGACTGTCGCTCACCACGGTGCTTCCTCAAACGGTTCGTACGGGTTATCGATTTTGCGAAGATCTTTCGCAGGAAGTGAGAAATGTACCGGGAAAGGGAACCCGTCGGCTGCTGGTGATCTCAGCCACGCCTGCCCTGTGTCATCAATCTTTTCGACGTACAGTGCCTGCTCGATTTTCGGGTGCTTTACCCAGTCACCCCGGCGGATTCTCATCATGCGCTCCTGTGAAAGTGTTTGACAAGCGTACAACACCTGTGTAACCTTTGCAACTCGACTCACCGAAAGATCATGAAACCACCTACCAAAACCGCACTGCTCGCTGTCAGAGTCACCCCTAAAACAAGGGAGGCGTTCAACAACCGGGCGGCGTCGATGGAGATGTGGCCGTCTGAGGTGCTTCGTGTGCTTGTCGATGCGTTCATCGAAGATCGAATCGACTTCCGCCCCCGTGTAAAACGTAAACCCTTGGAGTCTTGAGATGTCCCTCGAAGCAAAGATCGAAGCCCTCACCGCCGCAGTTGTCGCACTGACTGCCAAACTCGATGCTGCCCCGGTGGTTGCTCCCGCACCCGTGGTTGCCCCTGCCCCCGTCGCACCTCCCGCCGTTGAACCGGCTCCTGTTATGCCCCCGCCTCCCAAGTTCGAGGCACCCGCTGCTGCTCCTGCCGCTGGTGCTCCGTTTACTGACGGCAAGGGGCTGATTGATTACGTCATGTCGTCCTACAAGGTTCTCGGGCCGCAGAAGGGTGCGCAGATGCAGGGCGTCCTGGTGGGTCTGGGCTACCAGAACATCAATGATGTCAAGCCCGAGCACTACGCTGCCCTGTACGCTGGCATCGAGGCGCTCAAGGCATGAGCGCCCACGCCGCTCTGTCACCCTCGAAGCGGCACCGATGGGCACCCTGTCCTGGTAGTGTCCGCGAGGAGGCGAAGTATCCCGAGCCTGCCTCTGGCCCGGCTGCCATCGACGGCACCCATAGTCACACGCTGCTGGAGTGGTCGATCAAGAACGGTCTGGCGAACCCGCACGACCGCGAGGGCTACGTCCTCAAGGATCATGAAGGGGAGTTCAGTGTCGATCGTGAGCGTGCCGCACGGGTGAAGGTCGCTGTGGACTACATCACTTCAAGGGTCGCTGAGTTCAATGGTCTGTGCGAGGTGATCTCCGAGACGCGGGTTGATCCTCAATGGTTCACCGGGCGCGATGATCTGTCGGGCACCGTGGACGTTCAGATCATCGGCAGCGGCATCCTGGAGTTGATCGACTACAAAGACGGCATGGGTGTCGTTGAGGCTGAGGGCAACCTGCAACTGGAGCAGTACGCCATCGGTGTGCTGGCTGGGTGCAAGCTCGGCTACAACGTTCCCGAGCAGTATCCCTGGCACACGGTTCGCATGACGATCGTGCAGCCGAAACTTGCGCTCAAGGGTATGTCACCCGTTGCGACTTGGGAGGTTAGTGTAAAGTACCTGTTAGATCGCATCGAAGTTCTGAACCGTGAGGCCAGAGCAACCGACGATCCGCAGGCTCCCCTTTTGCCCGGCGAAAAGCAGTGTCAATACTGTGCCGCGAAAGGGGCGTGCCCTGCCCTCGCTGAAAAGGCACTGTCAGAGGTAAGCGTAATGTTTAAGCCGCAAGCGATGGATCTCGCGCAGCAGTCTGCTGACAAAGATCCCACAACGATGAGCGATCAGCAGATCACTCAGATCATGGAGGCAGCACCCCTTGTCCGCCAACTCCTCGAAGGTGTGGAGAAGGAGGCACTGCGCCGCCTGAAGGCCGGTCAACCCGTCGCTGGGTTGAAGCTGGTCAATGGTCGAGGTTCTCGGGTGTGGGCGCTGCCCGAGGCTGAGATGGCCGAGAAGCTGGTGGCGATGGGCATCCCCAAGACCGCGATCTATGAGACGAAGCTCGTCTCTCCAGCCAAGGCCGAGAAGCTGACCTGGGAGAAGAAAGGCGAGAAGGTCAGTCTGTCAGAGCGTCAATTGAAGCGCATGGAGACTGAGTACATCACCAAGCTCGCCGGGACTCTCACTGTAGCCCTTGAATCCGACAACCGTCCGGCTGTCGAACTGAACGCTGCGCCGCTGTTTGGCGCTGTTGAGGCAGCACCCGCTGCCGAACCCCTGCCCTCGTGGCTCTCTTGAAAGGTAATCGTAATGTCTGACATCGTATTTCTCTCGAACGTTCGCCTGTCATTCCCCCACCTCGCTGAACCCCAGCGCAAGGTCAGCCCTGAGACGGGTAAGGAGCGTGTCTCCTACAGCGCCGACTTCATCATGCCCGCCGACCATGCTGGCTTCAAAGCCTTCATGACCAAGGTTAATGAGATGGCCCTTGCGAAGTGGAAAGAGCACGCTACCCAGGTCATGCAGATGATCAACGGGGATCGCAAGCTGCGCTGCTTTGGTGACGGTAACCAGAAGGTCAACAGCAAGACCTTCCAGCCCTACGATGGGTACGCTGGCAATCTGTACGTCACTGCTGGCCGTGACAGCCCGCCGCAGATCATCCAAGCTGACGGTTCACCGATCGATCCGACCAACACGATGCAGTACCAGGCGCTTACCCGTGCCATGTACGGCGGGTGCCGGGTCAATGTGGCCGTGAAGCCGTGGTTGCAGGAGAACAAGCACGGTCGCGGTATCCGGGCTGATCTGGTCGCCATCCAGTTCGCTGGTGACGACAAGCCGTTTGGTGAAGGAGCAGTTGATGCGTCTGCCATGTTTGGTGCGGTGCAGGCCGCTCCCGCTGGGTTCACTGCTCAACCTGCTGCACAGGCTGCACCGATGGGCTTGCCGCCCTTCATGATGGGTCAGTGATGCGTGACTTCGTGTTCGACTGCGAGACATATCCGAATGTGTTCACGCTCACGGTCGAACACGCTCAGGCACCGCTTCGGTGGTGCTTCGAGGTGAGCGACTGGCGCAACGACTCGCGGAGCATCGTGGAGTTCATGCGCTGGCTCGCTGACAACAAGGCTCGGATGGTCGGGTTCAACTCGATTGGGTTCGACTATCCGATCCTGCACCAACTTATGAAGATGGGTCAGTCGGACGCCAAGACCCTGTACGCCAAGGCGCAGGCGATCATCGACGCGCAAGACGGGGATCGGTGGGCGCATCAGGTTAACCCGACTGATCGCTATGTCGATCAGGTCGATCTGTTCAAGATCCATCACTTCGACAACAAGGCTCGCAGCACCAGTCTCAAAGCGCTGGAGTTCAACATGCGAGCCGACAGCATCGAGGATCTGCCGTTCCCTGTGGGTACTGTGCTGACTCGCGAGCAGGTCGAGGTGCTCAAGCAGTACAACGCGCACGATGTCGTGATGACCAAGCGGTTCTATGACCACACAGCAGACATGATCCGGTTCCGCGAGGATCTGTGCGTCAAGTACCCAGGCCGCGACTGGATCAACTTCAACGATACCAAGATCGGCAAGGAGTTCTTCACGCTGGAGTTGGAGAAGGCTGGGATTGCCTGCTACGACTTCGGCGCTGATGGCCGCACACCCCGGCAGACCAAGCGCCCAGTAATCGCGCTGCGCGAGGCCATCCTGCCCTGGATTACGTTTGAGCAGCCCGAGTTCAACCGGGTGCTGGCGTGGCTCAAAGAGCAGACGATCAGCGAGACAAAGGGTGTCTTTACCGACCTCACCGCCACGATCGACGGGTTCACGTTTGTCTTTGGACTCGGCGGCATCCACGGTTCAGTGGAGAACGCCGTCATCGAGTCAGACGATGAGCACATCGTTGTTGATCTGGATGTGACCTCGTACTACCCGAACCTGGCGATCACAAACGGGTTCTACCCGGCGCACCTTGGTAAAGAGTTCTGCGCGATCTACAAGTCCCTGTTTGAGCAGCGTAAGAAGTACCCAAAGAAGTCCAGCGAGAGCGCCATGCTCAAGCTGGCCCTGAACGGCGTATACGGGGACAGCAACAACCAGTTCAGTGTGTTCTACGACCCGCTGTTCACCATGAGCATCACGCTCAACGGGCAACTGCTGTTGTGCCTGCTGGCCGAGAACCTGATGAAGATCCCTGGTCTGTCGATCGTGCAGATCAACACTGACGGCATCACGGTGCGCGTACCCAAGGCTCAAAAAATGAGCCTGGACATGGTTCGCGCTGACTGGGAGCAGCGCACCGGGCTGACTCTTGAGGAAGCGGTCTACCGGGTCATGATGATTCGGGATGTGAATAACTATCTGGCCCAGTACACCAGCGGCGCAGTCAAGCGCAAGGGTGCTTATGAGTGGGGTGCGCTGTGGCATCAGGACGCCTCGGCGCTGGTGATCCCAAAGGTGGCCGAGAAGGTGCTACTCGAAGGTGTGCCGATCCGCGAGACGGTGGAACGGTGGCCGGATCGCATGGATTTCATGCTGCGGGCCAAGGTACCTCGTTCGAGTTACTTGCAGTGGGGCGAGGAGCGTGTGCAGAACACCTCGCGCTACTACGTCGCCAAGGGTGGCAAGCCGCTTAGGAAGTGGATGCCTCCACTCAAGGGTAAAACCGAGTGGCGAGGCATCGGAGTTCAGAGCGGCTGGGGTGTCCAGGTGTGCAACAACATCAAGGACGCCGTGCTGCCTGTGGAGTTTGACTTCTATGTTCGAGAGATTGAGAAACTGACATTGAGACTGGCATGAATTGGAAAAGATTACCTTTTGCGGATAGTTACGAAGTTTCATCAGATGGACAAGTTGCGTCATGGAAACCATATAGAAATTACGCACCAATACCAACAGACCGACGACTTCTTACACCTAATAGAGATAAAGACGGGTATGCCAAAGTTACGATACGTCTTAATAACGGAAAAACGAAAACGTTCAGAGTGTGCAGACTTGTTGCCGAAATGTGGCACGGTGCGCCAACAAAAGGTCAGGTTGTAAGACACCTTGATGGTAATAACCATAACGACAATGCTTCAAATTTGAAATGGGGAACACCCGCAGAAAACAGCCACGACTCAAAGCTGCACAACACTTGGGTTCATGGTCGTAAGGTGAATACATGCAAACTTACGGAAAACCAAGTAATTGAAGCATTGACTACATCAACAAGCCATTCGGAACTTGCTAGAAAGTTCAACGTATCTGTTGGAGCAATTTGGCACATTCGCAACAAGAGGAGTTGGAAACATGTCAGCGTTGAATATTCAGATTTTGGGCAACCACTACAAAGACCTACCGATTCAACCAGTTGAATACATTCACGCCAACAACATCGGGTACATGGAGGGAAATGTGATCAAGTACGTCAGTCGTTGGCGCAAGAAGAACGGTATCGCTGACTTGGAAAAAGCCAAACACTACATCGACTTACTGATCGAACTGGAGACAAACGGTGCTCGAAAAACAGATTGAAGCCAAGGTCTGCGACTACGCCAAGTCCAAAGGACTGCTGGTCTACAAGTTCACCAGTCCAGCGCGAGCCGCTGTGCCCGATCGTCTGTTCATCCTACCCAATGGGCGCATGTTCTTCTGCGAGTTTAAACGCACGGGACAAAAGCCCACTGACTCCCAGGAGCGCGAGCATCACAGGCTGCGCGGCCACAAGGTCATGGTGTTCGTCATCGACAACGTGGAGGATGGGCGCGTGATGGTGGATACGATGGTGCTGGGATGCTGACTCCAAACTTACTGCACGACTATCAGAAGCGGGCAGTCAACCACCAGTGTAGTCACCCGCAGTCGATGCTTTGGCTCGACATGGGTCTGGGTAAAACGGTCATCACGCTCACCAGCCTCGCGCACCTGTTGGGCACTGGCTTCCTGCGCGGTGTGATCATCGTCGCCCCGATTCGTGTGATCCGACTGGTCTGGCGTCAGGAGGCGCTCAAGTGGCAGCACACCAAGCATCTGCGGTTCAGTATGGTCGCGGGCACCAAGGATCAGCGCACCCGTGCTCTGCTGCGCCCTGCCGATGTGTACCTGATGAACTACGATGTACTGGGCTGGCTGGCCGAGACGCTACAGACTTACTTCGTCAGCAAGAACCGCCCGCTGCCCTTCAACGGCATCGTGTGGGACGAGGTAAGCAAGATGAAGAACAGCACCACGGATCGGGTGCGTTCGTTCATGAAGATTGCAAATCAGTTCGACTGGACAACTGGGTTGACCGGCACCCCCGCCTCCAACGGCTACAAGGATCTGCATGGTCAGTTCTTGGTAGTGGACTCTGGCAAGCGCCTGGGCACCAGTAAGACAGCGTTCCGCACCCGGTTCTACAAGAAGGTCGGGCCATACAAAGAAGTGCCGTTCGATGATACCGAGACGATCATCAAGCAGTTGATCAGCGACATCACGCTAGAGATGAGCGCCGAGGACTACAACCCGCTACCGGATCTGATCATCAACAACGTCGAGATCGACATGCCTGACGATCTGCGCGATAGATACGAGCAACTGGAAAAGGAGTTCTTCCTGGTGCTCGACAGTGGTAAAGAGATCGAGGTGTTCAATCAAGCAGCACTGACCAACAAGTGCCTCCAGTTCTCCAACGGCGCGATGTACCCGATTGCTGGCCTGCCGCTGTGGGAGCCGGTGCATGAGTTGAAACTCGATGCGCTGGAGGAGATTCTCGATGAGGCTCAAGGCTCCCCGGTGCTGTGCGCCTACGCTTATCGGTCTGATGCGCAGCGCATCATGGAGCGGTTCAAGAAGCTGAACCCGATCAACCTGACCGACTGCAAGAGCGAAGGGTCACTGGTCGAAGCGATGCGTAGGTGGCAGAGCGGTGAGTGTCCGCTGATGATCGGCCACCCTGCGTCTATGGGTCACGGGATCGACGGACTACAGAAGAACGGCCACATCCTTGTGTGGTACGGGCTTAACTGGTCACTGGATCTGTATGAGCAGTTTAACGCCCGAGTCAGACGACAAGGGCAGGGCGCACCTGTGATGTGCCACCGAATCCTGATGCAAGACACTCTTGATCAGGCTCAAGCCCTAGCCCTCGATGAGAAGGCTAGTACCCAGACGGCGCTGAGAAACGCTGTCAAACAATATCGACAACAGAAAGGCAGACAATGAAACCGACTCTCTCGATCCTAGATCCCCGGTTCAAGTACGTCCCTTCACACAAGACCGACATCCGCAGGACGTTTAGGAAGGCGAGGCTGCTGGCGCGTATCAGCGCGAAGCAACACCCCTCATCTTCTCAACTGTTCTTAAGCCACCAATCCCCAACATCCCGGTAATCACAACCCACAACAAATCGAGGTTGAGGGACGGAGGCTCAGGCCATCCTTTGATCGCAGCGCCCCAGGCCAGCAGGGGCTGAACCATCGTCGCATAGACGAACCCTGCTGCGCCGCACCATCCAAACGCAGGACGCCAACCAGCCACCCAGACGCTTGGATGAGTGGCTTCCTTGGCATTGATCTCCAGTTGCGCGATGACTTGTTTCAACTCGCCATCAGCAGCCATGCGGATCATTTCCATCTCGGCCTGGCGCTTGGCCTCTGGATCAGGCACAAAGCGATCCAGAATGGTCTTGCCGACCTCAAGCACAGTGCCGATCAGGAGTGGATTCATTTGGATTCCATCAGGTCGCAGATGCGCCGTGTCCAGCCTCTGGAGAAACTAGGCCAGTTCTTGAGTTCAGTCATAAACCGCAGTCGCTGAGACAGATACTTCATCTTCAGATCCTGCCAGTCGGCGGCATTGGCGGCAGCAATGGTCTTGGGGCCGATGACACCATCCAAGCCAGCATTGCAGGATCGCTGTAGCCACAAA